CTTTCGGTTCGCTAGCTTCGGGATTAAAATCACCCTGATCGTCTACATTCTTCTTAAACATCCCCAGAGTTTGGTTATACCCGGGAGTTTGCAAAAGAACATCTCGCATTTTGATTATTTCTTCTCTGCTACCTTTCCAAACTTCAGCAAGCGCTTCAATCGCGACAGCTTGATCTCCAAGGAGATCTTGGTTACCGGAAGCCAACATGATCTTTACAAAATTTCTACGATTGATAATAAATTCAAGCAACATTAGTTGTGTAACACTGCCGGCATCGTCGGAGTTTTTTCGACCAATCAAATATTTGATATTATCAACACCGGTACCGCCGCGAATAAACAAGTAATCAATGAGGTTGGTAAAGCTTCCGTGAATAGGCGTCTTGGGGCTCAACAATTTAAGACTAACTGGCTCACCATCGCCAGCAACAAAGTCCTCAATAGGCAATGTTCCGCCGACACGACCAGCGATCTGTTTACCGCCTGTGACTGCAGCCATGAATCCTTCAAAGACGAAACCAGAAGACGACTCACTATAGTCGTTAAGGCACGCTTGCAGGGACTCCAAGATCATCATCATGTTTAGGATAGTGTTGAATCTCTGACCGGTACCTTTTCGTTTGGCTCGGGCTGGATCTGCGAAACTATTAACATGATCTATCCTTTCCTTGATCGTGCCCTTTCTGGTAATGGAGGCGAAGATTCTGTCAATGTCTTTTCTTGATTGGCTGTCGGGGTTTCCCCACGCTTCGTTGGGGGTCAACCTGGGTAATGATAAGCGTACGCTAAAACCCTCTCGGGCTTCTTCTATTGGCTCTACGCCTTTAATACGCTTGAGGCTATCAAGCCTGTCCATGGTTTTTTCAACCATCTCCAACAAAGAGACCAAATCAGAGCTTGTCTTTTCTTCCTCTCTTACTTCAATGAATTTTTCTCTTAAAAACTTGTTCATTTTAATTCCTTTAAATTATTATATCCGCGATTCCCAATTCGACGGCCTCTTCGGCTGAAAGATATACGTTTACTTTTCTTTCTAGTAATTTTTTTAAATCTTTCTTTGTCATGCTGGTTTCTGCAACCAATGCATCACTGTACATTTTTTGAATCTGCTCGATAGCTTCCATTTCGTTCATTAGATTATGTAGGGGACCGTGACTTCCGCCGATAACAGAGTGAACCATAACTCTACAGTTTTTCCCTATTTTTCTTTTTCCCTTCGTTCCGGAAGCCAACAGTAGCACACCAGCAGACATGACTTTTCCCATGCCTATTGTGTGGATATCAGTATCTTTCCTTACTTGTCTCATTATATCATAAAGCGCAAACATGTCATCAGCATTACCACCGTATGTGGATATGTAAAACTCGACCGGTTTATAATCCTTGCCAGTCTTATCTATCTTATTTAATTCGTTTAAATATAATAGGGCGTGCGCGAGTTCTGCTACCTTTTCTTCTGCCACATCAGTGAAGAGGCCAATTGTTCTCATGTCTGGTTCGGGGGGTGGTGCAATTCCTCCCAGCAATTCTTCTAACAGCTCTTCTTCTGAAATCACCTTGGCTCCCGCGGGGACACCAGATGGTGCTTCATCTCCAGAAATCTCAGCAAGTATTTTTTTTATTTTGTCTAGCATATTATTTTTTCCACATTTTAAATGCTTCATCTTTATTGTTGTTTAGATACAACATTGAAGATTCCCAATCATTAAACTTGAGTGCATCACGATAAAATCTTGGGTGCAGCTGTAGTAAATATGCCATTGAATTATCTTTCAGTAATTTAATTTCGGTTTCGAACACTTCTTCTTCTTTGGTTGGTTCGATATTATTAAATTTGATCGTATCTCTAGCAGTTATTAGGCTTTCGATAGCTTTAACCGTGGCCGATAAATATATCACGTGTGAAAGCTTTATTAGCATAAGACTTAATCTATTCGCTCTTAGGAAATAAAATGTCTTGCAGGTAATGTAACCAAAAATAAAGACCAGAATGTGCAATAACCATGATTCCATTAACACTCCAAAAAAATAACCACCAACATGTGGTGGTTATAATAACATAGTTGTTTCAAGCTGTCAACCTATTTGGTTAACCTTTTCATAATTCGTTCGGCCAATTGGTCGACGATGTTCGCTTGACTCTGTTGCGCCTTAAGGCGGCTTGCAACTCTCTTAGCTACCTCATTAACAAGCTCATCTTCCATCATGGGCTCTTCTTCGTCTGCGAGATCTTCCTCGCCACCAAGTTGGGCATCAAGCTCCATGTCCTCTTCTCCGCCGAGATCTTCATCGTCGTCTTCATCGTCGACTGAAACCGGCTCACCAAGCACATCTTCAAGTGCTGTTTCAAGAGCGTCCATGAAGTCCTGAACATCGACTGTTCCGGCACCACCCTCGGCGTCCAGCTCAGCATCCATCTCAAGATCTTCTTCGCCTCCGAGATCTTCTTCGCCTCCGAGATCTTCTTCGCCTCCGAGATCTTCTTCTGCACCAGCTTCAAGATCCATATCCATCTCATCTTCTTGCTCTTGCATTTCAAGGGGCTCTTCGTCATCATCACGGCCCGCGGGCATGCTGTATCCGCCCATCTCTTGGATTCGTGCGTCACCTACAGACTTCAGGTTAGCTAATTTGAGAAACTGACGAACCTCAGTTTCTGTAAGTAAAGTTTTACGGGACATTTAAAATTCTCCTTTATAAATTTCCTAGTGTAAATAGTATGTTTTTTTCTAATAAGCTAGTTTATAAACGATTTTAGACTAGAGTTGTTGATTTTTTTCAACGCTTGGCTTTCGATTTGTTTAACTCTCGCAAAAGAAATGCCCAACCTTTCTCCAATTTCTCGTAAAGTCATGGGCCCATTTTCATAAATAGCTACAAGAACACAGTTGTATTCTGTCTTATAATCGATATAAAATCTACATTCGGTTTTTTTGCAGCATTTTTTAGCAGACATGCACTCTCTACTGCAGCTCAGTAAGCCATCTTTTATCATAAGTTTGGGAACTCCTCTGCGATAACATCGAACAAATCGTCAACTTGTTCCTCGTCTAAGCCTAAACCCGATAATGTGGCCCGGCCGCTGGTTCGATATTTATCAGCCTTTTTTCTCCTCTCTACGGAGAGGTTTCCATTGTCAAGAATAAAGTTCTCTATCCTCTGATCACCTTCTAAGTATCCAGTGATCAAACTACGAAAAAATTTAGCCTGAGTCATACCATGGGACTTTAGTTTAACGATCAGCTGGGCGTGTCTGTGATCTGTTTCTGTGAATACAATTCTTTTATCATTTCTGCCGTAGGCTTGTTTATTTTCTACCATTGTCTCCCCAATATATGAGTTCTGCTCTCCCCCATGCCAGCCGATGTTTGTGTTACAAATTGTGCCATCGACTGCAACTCTTTGATTGTTCGCGCGCCAGAATATGATAGGCCTGATCGTATTCCGCGATCAAGATCAGCAACAATATTCTTAACTGACCCGCGGTAGGGCACCTTTGTTGAGACCCCTTCGTATGAAGAGTAGTCACCCCGCCAATCAATTTGTGCTTCTTTGCTGGCCATACCTCTGTAGGATTTCCACCTTGTGCCGTCCGATTCTTCAAAAATCTTACCCGGTGTTTCATCGGTACCGGACAACAAAGAACCACACATTACCGCGTCTGCTCCCGCAGCTAAAGCTTTTACCATGTCTCCAGAGTTTCTAATACCGCCGTCTGCAATGATCGTAACATCTCTATCGGTTTTAGCGCAATCAAAAATTGTTTGAAGGCCCGGTAAGCCGTGACCTGTTTGCACTCGCGTGGAACAAATAGAGCCTCCCCCGATATTGCATCTTACACTGTTGGCTCCCCAATCGGCCAAATCATTAATACCATTCAAGGTGGCTACATTGCCGGCCATGATGTGCAAAGAATTACCAAAAACTTTTCTTAACTCGGTCAATGCCTCTCTCATCAGTATGTGATGGCCATGGGCAACGTCAACGCACAGAAACGTGGCGCCACTATCCACACAGGCGGTGGCTCGTTTTATATAATCACCACTTACGCCGACTGCGGCACCCACGTGAATAGATGTTTTATACTTCTCTTTTGCCACGTCTTTAGCAATTGCAATATTTCTTGCATGCATTTCCACACTGCTATAGCGATGAATAACAGCAGCGCCGCCAAGATAGCCAATCTCAATTGCCATGGCAGCTTCTGATATTGTGTCCATCGGGGACGCAATAATGGGTGAGTCAAGGACTAGGCCATTCCCAAGATCGGCGACAATAGATACTTCGCTTCTACTTTTTATATTCGAATAGGATGGTACCAATAGGACATCATCGTACGATAGCGCCTTAATCACAATGTCTCCTTTTCAATAAATTTTTTAATTTCTCTGACCTTATACCACGTAGAATCGCTAGGGTCGTCAGGTTCAGGCATCATCCTAAGTGTCGCTGGTCTATTGCCAATATGAGAATGTATAACAAATATTGTTGGGACCCCCTTGAACCTCAGATCGGTCTCAATGTTTGAATCATCATCTATGTTAAATGCAAAAAAATGTAAATGTTCGTATTTTTCTACATTTGAAATATCGAGGTAATAATCATGTAGTGAGTGACACATGTGACAATTGTTGGAATAAAACTTAACAACACATGTTGCATCCTCTGAGACTGTTCCGGTTAATATATCGTTAAGAGATTGTCTTGATATTCTAGTAACTGACATCTATGGCCTCCTTTGCCTTATCGACACATTCGGGGCAAAACAATCTTACTGTATCTTGTTTTACGACCACGTTCCAAGTATTAATCATTTCTTTATCCTTTTTATCAAATTCTTTATTACAAGTTAGGCAGAATTCTGGCAACTTATTAAATTGCGCAACCTTGTTTGCCAGTTGTTGGGTTGCATCTTTTCCTGTGCTTTTCTGCATAGCACGTTTTTGTTTACGATTCATCTATTTCACGTGTCCTAATTGGTGGTGTTGAGTACTCAATCGAGCGCTTGAAAGAATCAGATCTTACAGCTAATTCTGATTCTGAGATAACTTTAGGTTCCTCTATCTCTTCTTCTACTGTATCTGGTTCCTTTAAAGTTCCTCTTTTTTCTTTGGCTGAATCAATTATACTGCTTCTGTATTGCTGCAGTGTGATCATAGCGCCTTCAAGCTGTGCCAGCTTTAGTGCATATTGTGATAGCAATTCAACATCGCCGGGCTCTGCATTGCGTGCATAGGTTTCTTTCATTAGCCCATAAACCTCAAGGGCTTTGGCTCGCAGTGTAAGAATAGCTGCATCTAAGGTTTCTTCAGTCATTTGTTTCTCCTTTAACGATTAATACCTTCGGTTCTCCACAGTCCGTCGCCGCCATCAAAGACAACAACTGCCGATGGAAAGGGAGCAGCATTTTTGCTATCTCCAAATTTTAAGCGCCCTCGAACAAAATATATCTCTGAAGCTTTCATGATGTAATTGTGCCAATATTTTGTGTCGGTCCTTGCGGGAATAAGCATTACAATTTTTGTGTCAGGCTGCTTTGATGCTTCGTAGGCCTTTTTGATCCATTTATCAATGCCGCGGCCGTACGGTGGATTAATAAAAACCCTGTGACCTGACCAATCTTTACTGAGGCCATCTTCGGCTTCGGTGTAAA